TCGATTTTTAGTATTATAAACCCACAGTACCTGTGCATCCAAGATATTCATTGGATTGATACTTGCAAGTCCCAAACTAGGCTCGCTCTGCTTAAATTTGAGCTTGCTAACAATCTTATCCTTGCTAACAGTCCTTTTCTTACGGGTCTTACGCACAGCCTTACCTGTATTGATAAAGGTGTCACAGGCGATAGCAATTTTTTCGTAGAACTCAAGGAACTCCTTACGCATCTTGGGAGTCATGTAAGAGTAGCCTTCTTTGATCTGCTCATCCTTCCATGCTACTACTTCCCTTGCTTCATCATGCTGGCCTTCGTATATTTCCTTAATGATCTTAGCATGAGCTGCTTTGATCATATTGTCCTTGTAGCTCTGCATTTGACTATAAGGATCAAATGTAGAAAGATCAAGTCGGTTAGCACAAAGTTCGTCCAGCAAATAGTCCCAGTGAGCGCACAAACTGCTCACCTGATCTCTCATACGCTGCTGAATACTTATAGTAACAACATTTTTTGGTTTTTCAATTTCTACTACTGCTTTCTTTTTCTCTAATGCATCTGCTTGCACTAAGAAATCTTCGTAGTATCCCTTGAGTCTAGCAATACTCTGCTCAGATAATGCTACACCTTTTTCTAACAAGTAAGCCATCTTACCTACTGTAATAAAATTATACTCAGGTAGACGCTTTAGTGTAGCAGCCTGCTTTTTATCAAAATTCTTTTCACAGTATTTGATAAAAGATGCTGTTTTCTTTTTATCGTCAACTTCATAGTGGACATACGAGTCTGCTTCCCATAGCAGACGATTATAATCTTTATCAATTCCGTTAATTCTAATTGGCTTCATATCCAATTGAACTAGCCGCCAATCGGGCTCTGAAAATCCGTTAGCGGATAGCTTTCTAGGTGCTTTAGCTCTAGCCACAAGTTACTCCTGAAATCTCAAACACATATATAGTATAGCATCTATTTAGGATGTGTCAACCATATAGAATTGTAGCAATTTTACAACATTTTGCCCAAAAACAACAGCTATTTTTTACCTAAATTTCTTTCCCAAATCTCTATTGTTCGGGATAAACCGGTATCTAAATCTACTTTTGGTTCCCAACCTAACATACGGGTTATCTTTTTATTAGTGCTGTTTAAAAGATAAATTTCACCGGGGCGGGCTGGCTTTGTATTCCAATTTATGACTCCCTGCCAGTTTAACTTATTTGCAATTTTTTCAGCAAAATGTTTAATTTTAATAGGTGCGTTGGGCCCTAAACAAAATATATTACCGTTGTTACATTTATCAGGATTCTCAATTACTGCTACCCAGGCATCAAGCAAATCATCAATAAAAATAAAATTTCTATAAGGTTCAGCATAACCTAAATTAACTTCTTGTGAATTAGTTAGCATTTGATAAACAATTTGTTCAGTTACAAAAAAGTTGTTATCCTTACGGCCATATGCATTTGTCTGACGAATAGCTGTAAAAGGTAGGCCATAACTGCGATGTGCATACTCTAGATATTTTTCACAGGCGTACTTTGCAACAGCATACGGAGCATTAGGATTTGGTAATGTGCTTTCGTCAAACGCAGGAATATTATTTGGATCTTCTTTACCTTCTTTAATAATATCACTAATTGGTTGCCAGCCATATACTTCCATTGTACTAGCAAAAATAAAGTTTTTTAAATTAGTTACATGTTTAGCTGCTTCAATTAAATTTACGGTGCCCACATAATTAATATCACTGAACACATTTTGTTCGTAGAAGCTCTGTTCTACTTCTGTGCGAGCTGCAAGGTGAATAATAACATCAGGACTAATTAACTTAACTTGTGCCGCAACAGCAGTATGATCCCTTAAATCGGATGCTAAAAAATGAAGCTCGTGACCAGACAATCTTTTAACTAAGTGCTGGCCTATAAATCCTGAATTTCCTGTAATAAAAATTTTCATGAACAATAATCCTCAAGAGTGCCTTTTCGTCTTAAATCTAATGTAGCGCAATGTATGCCGCCAGCTAAAGTCATACTATGACGGAATTGAACCGGTACGCTGTCAATGCCCCACTTATCTAATTCACGCATTAGCGGCTCTTGTGCGCTGTCACAAATGATTGTACTTTCGTTGACACTAAGAATGTTCATGCCAATATACGGACTACATGGTGCAAAATATCCCTGATCTACAAGTTTAGTGCCCTGTACAACACAATCGTCAAACCAGATCTTGTCCCACTTCTTAAAGATTTCTGGGCAGTTGTCAGGTGTTACTCGTGTGCTGTTCAGCAGTACTAGACCTGGACGCAACGGAATAATTGTACTGTCAAAATGTGCATAGCTGTAAAGTTCGCTATAGTGTAGTTTATAACCCATAGGCTCTAAGAACCGCTTGAGCCACTTAAAACCCTTCATGTTGCCACTATTACTTACCTGGTATAAAATATCTCTACCAACACGAACAATATTAGGAGCATCAAAACAAATTTCATGATCTAGTAAAGTTGCTTTTTTAAGGTCATCAAACTGATACATATTATCGTGTAACTTAGGCTTTGGTGCGTTGAGCCATAGTGCGCCATCTTCAAATGCTTCGTATAAAATATCTTCATACAAGCGGGTTTCAAAGTATCTAGCACGAACAGGTGTAGGTGTCTCTAACAGCAAATCACCTAGTACAATAATTAAATCTCGTGGACACCAGCTATACCAGCCTTTAGTTTGCCAACCTTCGCCAATGTCGTAATTAACTTTATCCCAATCAATAATTTTAGGGCGATGAACTTTAACACCCATCTTTGTAAGTGTGTTAGCCAAGCCATCAGCATCTTCGTTGGCTTCATCAATTACCCATTGCGGATAAGTGCCTTCTAAATGTTTAATCTTTTCAGCTGGATGATTAGCATAGCTAAAGCTATGTGCGCTAATATCTGTAGCAATGCGACTATGATGTGCATGGCCTACAATAATTTCCTCTAGTGGATCCCAGTCATTGTGTGAATTTACGATCATGTGTTTATGTCTCCAAGGTATTCGCTGATACAAACCCGATTGTTATCTAAAATACCTCTATTAAAATGTTTGTATTCTTCGCCGCCTAAACCAAAAATTACTGTATCTGTATAAACTAAATTACGTTCTTCGCATACCTGTTCGTACTTGTCCTGATAAGTTTCCCAGTTCCAATCGGGACTAAAACTTTTCATAAAGTGAGCACCTAAACTCATACTATATGTATTTTGCATATTTACTTCATTGATCATACTAATACCATCGTCTGCATATTCTCGAGTAAATCTAATACCTACACGATGATTTTCTAATGCATAAAACGGTTTACTTAAACTACATGTAACTTCTGTAATCATAGGATATTTGTTCAAATCGATATGAATATTTTTTGCTATTCCCCAGTAAGCTAAATCTAAACAAACGGGTACTTTATAAAATGCACACATCTCCATAAGACGATCAAATTCTGGGTGCATACAGCCATAATCACTAAAAGGTGCACTAATTATTACTGCTGATAAATCTAACCCAAAAAACTTAGATGTTGAAAATTCTTTATCAATATAGTCAAAATCTAAAAATTTAGATATACATGCATGGTATTGAAAGTCGCCGCGCATAGCAAAAATTGTTTTGTTTTTTCCATGCTTTAAAACAAAGTTATCAAACGTCTGGCTAGTACCCTGTGTATAATCAGCGTATTTAAAATTGTCTAAACCTTCAAGGGTTTTTGAATCAGTATATGTTAGCCAATTACGCCATATTTCAGTATAGTCAGCAAGGGATATATCATTATACTTAAAAAGATTATAATGATCCCGTACTTGTTTACTTGTTATTGGGCGGGCGCCCCGGGTTAATTGACTCATCAGGCTTCGTTTAAAGTGATTATTTAATACTTATCTTTCTGCACAACCTGGTTCTAGAAGTTCTGATAAATAGTATTATGCCCAAAATAAGCCTCTGGAACCCGATTAAAACAAACGACTACAATTTTATTGATAGAATTGTAGGCGAACACTTGTATGCCGGTGGCACAGGAGTCCATGTACACAAGTATTTAGGTATACACGATAATGTAAATGCTACATCGTTAGACCCAACAAGACCTCCAGCTGGTAATACAACTAGTGATCAAATTTTTATTCAGGATCTACTATTTTTAGAAAACAGAGATCGCAAGTACGATACAAATATTTACGAATTGCGCGGGCAATATAATATTCAAGATAACGACAGTTACGATTTAACACAGTTTGGTTTGTTTTTAGCTAACGATACTGTGTTTTTAACTTTCCATATTGAAAGCATGGTAGAATCGCTTGGACGCAAATTAATGCCCGGAGATGTGTTAGAACTACCTCATTTGCGTGATGATCTGTTGCTGGGTACTGAAGGTGCTATTAATAGATTTTATGTTGTTCAAGATGGTGCTAGACCCAGTGAAGGATTTGATCCTCGTTGGTGGCCGCATCTATGGCGTGTCAAGTGCGGTCCTATCAGTGACAGTCAAGAATACAGAGATATACTTGGTACTGGTGAAAATGAAGAAGATTTACGCAATCTTATCAGTAAGTATCAAAATGAGATTGCAATCAACGATGCAATTTTAGCGCAAGCTGAAAGAGATGTTCCATACGATCCTCAATGGAGAAGAACCGGACACTTATACTTTGACCCCGAAGTACCTGATAAGCCAACTATAGGTTTTGACTTTGCGGGAGATACCGGTGTTCCTGTTAATGGTGTGCCTATCGCAGGTAGCGGTGAAAGTTTCCCTGTTACAGGCATAAGTGATGGAGATTATTTCTTGCGTACAGATTTTAGTCCAAATAGACTATTCCAAAAGTCAGGTAATAGGTGGATTCGCGTAGGTGATGACAATCGCAGAGAATGGGCTGCTGCTAATCGCGTACTCAGCACATTTATTAACAATGATAACTACAGAATTGATTCAAACGGTTTAAGTGAACTTGAAAAAACTAATTTAAGTAAAGTTATTAAACCAAAGACGGATAACTAAGGACACATATGGCAGGTAAAAACTTAGACTATTGGTACGACGAGCAAATAAAGCGATATCTAATTCAGATTATTCGTGTCTTTTCTCATTTTAAAGTAAAAGAAAATACTCGCGACGGTGTCAAGTACAATCGGGTACCTGCTCGATACGGTGATATGAGCCGCATGGTTGCAAGTATTTTGAGAAATAATACTGAAAATGCGCTAAACAATGCACCAATGATTACTGTTAGTATTCAAAGTATTCAGCCAGCTCGAGATAGAACAGCAGAACCGTTTTTAGTTGATACTCGCCAAGTGGCTGAAAGAGCTTACGATAACAATACAGGTGAATATGGTAGTGAACAGGGTAACTTATATACTACTCAACGATATATGCCTGTTCCTTATAATATGACCATACAGGTTGACGTTTGGACTACTAACACTGACACTAAACTACAATTGTTAGAACAATTATTTGTAATTTTTAATCCAAGTATCCAGTTGCAAAGCAACGATAACCCGTTAGACTGGACCAGTGTGTTTGAAGTTGAGATGACAGATATTAACTGGAGTAGTCGAAGTATTCCGGCTGGTGTTGACGAGTCGCTAGACATTTCAACCTTAACATTTAGCGTCCCTATTTGGATCAGTCCCCCAGCTAAAGTTAAGCGTCAGACAATTATTCAACAAATTATTGCAGATATTCATAATACCACTGGAAGTATTGGTGAATTAGGATTTGATTCTCAATATCACGACTTCTTTGGTAGTATACCGGATAGTGCCGAAGTAATTGTTACACCAAATAACTACAGAGTGCAGATTTTAGGATCAAGTGCGTTCCTAGTTGATTTAACAGGTACACGACAACCGTGGATTGATCTTATTGAAATGAAGGGTATGTTAAGTGCCACAAGTTTGCTAAAACTAAACATTAGCAACGACAGCGACAGTGACGATAACTTTGTTATCGGTTCAGTAACTGCAAATCCCACAGACGAAACTGCTCTTATTTTTAATTTAGATCCTGATACCTTGCCTAGCGATACATTAACTGATGTAGATAGAATTATTAATCCTAGGTCATCATCCCCAGGAGCAGGATTACCTGCTGCTGCATTAGGACAAAGATATTTAATAACCGAAGAGCTCCACCCTACAGGATTTCCTGAATGGGGCATAACTGCAAAAGAAAATGATATCATTCAGTATAATGGTTCAGTTTGGCAGGTTGCATTTAACTCAGCAAATGTTACTTCGGTACATTATACAACAAACGATTATACATCAAAACAATTCAAGTGGACCGGTAGTTCATGGATAAGTAGTTACGAAGGTGAATACAATCCTGGATACTGGAGACTTGTACTGTAATGACAACTGCCGCTGGCGTAGTATTTTTGGCAAAAGACACAGGTCGATGCTTACTACAATTACGCAACTCCGATAAACGCTTTAAGAATACTTGGGGATTTTGGGGCGGCATGATTGAGAGGGGCGAGACCCCTTATGAGTGTATCCAGCGCGAGCTCGAAGAAGAGATTGGTTTTGTTCCGGAACTAAAAAAATTAAATCCTATCGACGTTTATCAAAGCAAGGACAGAAACTTCTACTACTACAGTTTTGTTGCTGTTGTTGACAACGAATTTATTCCCAAATTAAATGGTGAGAGTGCTGGCTATGCCTGGGTGGATATCGGTGTATGGCCACAGCCCCTACACAATGGTGCAAGACTTACACTAAACAAAAACGGTGGCACGGATAAACTACAGACTATTCTAAAAATCCACACAGAATAAATATTGTGATGGATGATGTCGTCGACTTCGTGTTGTTGCGTATTCAGCAAGAGCTAGAAAAATATCATAAAACAAAAACTATACCTTTTGATTTATTAGAAGGTGCGTATTCTATTGACGACATTAAGAAATATTATTACGATAAACTTACACCAAAGTATCAAAAAATTGCTAATTCGTTAATCAGTGCTTATGAAAAAAAGATACAAAACAACTTAGATAGTCTAAAAATTGCTCTGAGAAAAGACTATACTAGCACAATGAATCAACTAGAAACAGAATCTAGTGATTTTAAATTTCCATCAATATTAACAAAGTATAGACCTAGTATAAATCCAGTCAAAGCACTTTTCTATGAAGTTAGAGAATTAACACGCACATATAATTTTGAAAGCGAATATCATGTATGGCTATTATCGTTGCTACAGGATCTAGAGTACAACAATAAACTTATTGATGCGATAAGTGTAGATATAAGAAGATTAGAACGAATAGTCAGCAGATACTATTTGCCTATGATAAACTACACAGATAGTATACCGCTTGAACTGTTCCACGCAAGACAGTTAATAAAAGATTTTCGACACTACAAAAATACTTTTATTACACTAAAATCTTGGCACCCTGAAGACTAAAGGGAACAAATGTTCTTTCTGCAAAAGATAAATCATTATTTTTTGCGTGCTCATAAACCTCTAATGCATGTGACAAATTAGTAGTAGAAACTAATAATTTTTCATCGACCAACACAGCAAATCTAGTGTTGTTGTTGCTTCTTTCTAGTTTGATCATTTTGATGTGGCTCTGTATATGCCGTCCCAGTTTTTAGGCGGACTTTTCTTGTATTCTAAAATACGATCAATCATAGCATCATAGTAATGTGCTAATTCACCTTGCCAACTGTGTCTCATGTCTGTAGCTAGTTTGTGTGCTGTGTTCCAATTTCCTTTGCGATATTCCTCTAAGAATTGTTTGTGTATTTTTTCATCGCTTTCGTCAAATTTTTCAAGTACTGTGTAAATTTTTGCTGGTTCTGTTTTACCTTTAACAGCAATTAAATCAAGTTCAACTACCTGGTATGTATCCAAAACCGCGTCAGCAGTCTTAGGTCCAATGATGATTTTAACGCCGTAAGGTTTGCTCTGGCCTTCGAGGCGACTAGCCAAGTTAACGCCGTCGCCCAAACAGGTATAGTCAAAACGCTGATCGCTGCCCATATTACCAACAACCACAGTATCAGTATTAATACCAAGACCCATTCCAAAAGCCGGGACGCCTTCTGCCTTAACTTCTTCATTGAATTCCTTTAGAGCTTTCAACATTTGAAATGCTGTGCGAACAGCATCTTTAGCATGTTGAGAATTATTAACTGGTGCGTTCCAAAATGCCATCTGGGCATCACCGATATACTTATCCAATGTACCTTTGTTTTCTAAGATAGCTTTGGTCATAGCAGTCATATAGCGATTCATAATTTTTGTAAGGCCTTGAACATCCTTACCGTAGTGTTCGCTAATTGTAGTAAAGCCTCTTACGTCTGTGAACATGATGCTTAGTTCTTGTTCGTTGCCACCAAGCTGTAATAGCTCTGGTTGACGTTGTAGTTGTGCTACTAGGTCTGGGCTTAGGTATGTGCCAAACTGTTTCTTAATCTGTTGCTTCTGTAAGAACTCGCTTACAAACTTAACACCATACACATGGAGGGCAACAAGGATAAGACCTAATGCGGTTGCTGTTGCATCTGTGAGCATGTTGTGGTTAACAAACAACCAATAAGAGCCACCGATGCTGGTAGCAATGCCCGCAACGGTGGTAACTAAACCTACATATGTCCAGCGTGATAGTAAAATTATAATTAAGCCCAGTGCTAATAACGCAGCAATTTCTGCAAAGTCTGCATAGTCTGGGCGTTGAATGTTTACGCCGTTAAACATAGTACCAACTACTGCTGCCTGTAATTCATGTGGATGAACTGGGCCTAGTGCTGTTGGTACTGGGTTACTAATACCTGCTGCTGTTGGACTTACAATAACAACAGCACCTCTAAAATCTTTTGGTAATTTTGCTAAACTTGAACTTTGTGACTTTTGACTCCAGTCAATCCACACACGGCCCAAACTGTCTGTGGTCACTGGGCCAAACTGTGGGATACGCATTTTTTCTACGCCTAGTTCATTTAGTTTGATTTGAAAACTAGGATCACCTGCAACAACACGAAGTACTTCTAAACTTAGTGCAGGATATAATGTTCCGTCTACACTGGCTACTAATGGTACGCGACGATTAACGCCATCAATTTCTGGTAGTGTATTAACTGTACCTGTACCGATTGCTAGTCCTTCATAGTTAGGCAAGTTAGCAATGATACCAGGATATTGAATTACTGTATCTAAATACTCTGGCCCCATGATTGCTGCACCAGCTTCACGAGGATTATTTTTTGAAGTTTCACTAGGTACATTTGGCAGTATAACCGGATACTGTAACATTGCGGCTTCCATAGCCTTGTCGCCTTTGAAGCGATCAGGTTCAGCCATTAACACATTGAATACCACTAAGCCTGCGCCTCTGGCATACAGATCTTTTACTATGCCTGCATATTGATCACGGGGGAATGGCCACTGACCGTATTTGTCTAAGGCCGCTTCGTCTATGTTTACAGTATGAATGTTGTTAACTGTAGGTGCTTTGCTGGTAATAAGTGTATCAAAATATCTTAGACGTACACTTTCAACAAAACTAGGATCTGCTGCTCTTAGACCAACAATTAAAAATAGTGTGATTAATGCAGTCCACGGGCTTAGTAAAATTTTCTTCAACATGTTATTGTCCTTGTGTTACTGTGATTGCGCCACAACCACCTGCGGTTGCACAACTGTGAGTTATAGAATAGAAGTTTTGTGTAGTGCCACTTTGTGTTAGGCTAATACTTGTTGGATTACCTGACAAGTTAATTAAAGCCATATGGCCTGCACTTCCTTCTTGAAGAACGGTAACAGATTTGCTACCGCCGGTTAATGCCAGATCCAGATAATGATTACCATTATCTTTCTGTTGGATATTTATCGTATTGTTATTATTTGCCACTGTAGCAAAGATTCCTTTTGCACCACCAGTACCAGTTT